GAGGAAGAGTTTCGTCAGCAGAATCGTGGAGATGTAGCACCTTCTGTTCCCCAATCACTCAAAGATGAACTTGATAGTCTGAGTTCTTCTAAAATGACTGAAGATGAGGACGATGATGCAATGTCTTACTTTGCACGACTTGCTGAAGATTGATTAATAATTAATTGCTCTAGTATTCTCTGTCTTAATTAAGTTATTATTGACATATTGCGATGATCTACTATAGGTCATCGCTTTTCTTATGTCATTCAATACTTGCTGAAGGTATACTGGTTTTAAGACATAAATTCCACGTTTTTCATTATTTTTTCTTACTTCATATTCATAATTGGAGATTCCTATTACTGGATTAATAGTAACTCTTGGTTCTCCTGGTTTTGGTATGGTAAAATTGGAGTCAACTACTTTACCCGAAGGCATAATCAATCTATCTTCAGAGTCTTTAACTTCTGTGGTTTCATAGTGATGAATTGCATTTAAGTCATCTCCATAAATTCCTAATGCATGTTCATATATATCTCTATCTGAAAGAGGCCATTGATCACGAATTCTTGTAATTCCCGCACAAACTAAAATAACCCAGTCATATTCTTCATTTCCATAAAGTTCATTTGCAACTAATTCTGGTCTTGATCCATCTGGTATTTCATAACGATCAAATATTGTAAAAATATTTTTTAAGTCATCACGAAGTTTAACTCTACGAAATAAATTTTTAACAAGTAAGTATTGATCGGAAGATTTACTATCCGATAAGAACGATTGATATTCTAAATTTGGAAGTTCTCTGAAGTAAGACATTAGTAACCTGTTCCTCCTTTACCTTGACCTTCATAATAATCTTCATGGAAGATTGGAGTAAGTTCTTGGAAAACTAAATTCATTCTCATATGAACCGGAGTTGAATCTGAGTAAGTTGCATATGTTCCAGATCCAGTGTAATCAACATTCATTCCATTGAGAGCACATATTTTAAAACGATTCAAATATGGATGAATACGACCACCATTCATATAACGAAGACGGAAAACATTTGGTGATTTAATAAAAACTCCAGTAACCTTAGAACCTACTTCTCTCCTTGGCGCCATTGCTGCTTTAAATAGTCTAATAATATTTTTTACTTCATCAGATTCTTTTTGGAATCTTGGAATCATATCAAATGAGAATGTAAAAGGTCCACGAAGATTTACACTTGTAAATAAGAGTTCAATATTTGGATTAAAGATTGCTCCGGTTGCCCTCGAAATAGTTTGATTTATATTTCCATTACCTACAAGAGCATTGATAGCAGCAGCGGCAAGAGCACTTTGCAATGTTTTTTGACCTGTGGCACTTGTTGCTGCATTAATAACTTTTCCTCCCTGATTCACAACTGAATCATAAGCTCCTTTATAAGGGTTTTTGCTTTGAATTATATTTTGTGCTATTGGAAGTAATACAGCTTGAAGAGGATTCATATCACTGGCACCCCAATTTACCGTCATATTATCACCAATACCCTCAGGAATTGGGAGTATAATACTACTTACAATTTTTTCAATACTATCAGAACCATTTAATAGATCCTTATAAGTATCGTCAGATGATCTTAATGCAAGACTTCTATTATTTTTAGAACCTATACCCGGAGGATCGTACTTTAAAATATCAATTTGTAAATAATCTTCAGCAGAGTCTAGCTTTCTTAATGGATAGCGAAGATTTGACATTTATCTTTTTTAAGTATTTAGTTTAAAGGATTGATATGGAATGGTTTTCATGTCTTCCAACTCATTTCTTCTTACAAAATGTAAGGGACTTTGAACTTCATCAAATGTATATTGCCTCATGGATCTAGGCGGGTTTCCCCAATGAAAGTTACTGCCTTTAAATCCCCAAGAAAAAATATCAGTTACTAAAACCAATGGATGTTGGTCATATTGAATATTTGGTGTCTTGGGAGAATATACAAAAGTGTAAATATTACCAATTTCTGGAATATCTGCAGTTTCTGTTAAAACCGAAAGTATTTCATCCATTAAGTCTCTGGAGTTTTCCTTTCCTATTAATCTTGCGACAATATTATTCACTCGACTCGAACTTTTTATTCCAATAGATTGTTGCCTTTCCTTTAATGTCTTTCTGGGCATTTTTAAATTCCTAATTGATCTTCGGTAATAACCTTAAACTCCCATTGACGGTCTTCACAAAACTCCTTAGCAGCTTCCCATTTTGCCTGATTTCTTACATATTCTTTAACTTCGTAAATATAACCCTTAGTTTTTTTCTTCTGAACTTTTGGTTCAACACATTGTTTTTTTGGTTTAATTTCAATTAGCATTTTTTTAATGGAACCATTAGTTTCTCGAACTTTGACATAAAAGTCGGGAAAATATCGATGAATTTTATTGTCGAGAGGAGAGCGATAAGGAAGTGCAATTTCTTCACTGCCCCACTCCAAAATATTTTCATTCTTATCACAGTAAATACAAAACTTGCGTTCCCAAGATGACCGACAGATAATATTGGTGGGGTCTCCTTTATACTTCTCTGGATATGATGGTTTATACTTACTCTTATTATAATGATTAGCCACGAGTCCACCCCTTTACACTATTTCTCTTACCACTCATCAACTCACTGACGTGCCCGCTTGATAGATTATGTTCTTTGCAGAAGTGTGAGAGACAGGAAAATTTGACTTTTTTGCCGTTTGGTGTTATAATTGTTCCTCCCTTGTGGAGTTTGGGTTTAGTCTTTATAGCAGATTTAGACATTTTTTTACGGGTTTCTCTGGAGTGTTTTTTTCCAGTCATTCCGTGATTTTCAAGTCTCTCTACTCTTTCTTCATTAGAAAGATTGTTCCAATACATTGCCGTAGTATTGCTCATACGAGCACGGGCAGCATTATTATAGCAATTCCACTCTTCATCTTTAGAAGTATCAATCCACAAATCCCCAGAAGAAGGGACATTCAAAGTATGTGAAATAGTATCGCTGTTCCAAAACTTTTGATATGCCATCTAAATACTTAATAATAAAAACCATATAAGGTATTTAGAGTGCCAAGACCAAAGAAAATATCTGAAGTAAAATCACTCCTGACTAATGTTGCACAAACTTCTCATTATGAAGTCAAATTTGGTGGTCTACCATCAAATCTAATTCGTTATCTTGCAAAAAGAAGTGTTGGTCGTAGATTTACTGCAGAAGATGCCGGTCTTCTTTGTTATTCTGCAGTTCTTCCGACACCAAGACTTGCTACTGCCAATGTAACTGGTAATCATATGGGCATTACCGAGAACATTGCTCATAGTAGACAATATAATACTTTGAGTTTAGAATTCTATGTTGACAGTAGATATAGAAACTTGAAGTTTATTGAAAGTTGGATTGAGTTTATTTCTTCTGGATCAACAAATCCAATTGGTATTCGAAATGAGAACCCAGCAATATCTCAGAATAGATTAAACTATTTTGTTAGGATGCAATATCCTGAAGAATATAAGTCAAACCTCACAAAAATTATTAAATTTGATCGAGATTATAGGACAGAAATAGAATATAATTTTGTAGGTCTTTTTCCATACTTTATTAGTGAAATACCTGTTTCGTATAGTAGTTCTGAAGTTATGAGAATGTCTGTTCAGTTTTATTATGATCGTTATATTGCCGGTAAGGTTAAAAGTGTAAATGAAAGAGTTATTGGTAATTATGGTTTCAGAGATCCATTTGTGTCTCAACAAAATGTAGGAGATTCATCAACATCGTCTGACGAGATATTGGATTCTATAGTGCAGGAATATAGAATTAAAAATTTGAGTACGCAGGAAACCACAGATATTGCTTTCAATCCCAATACCAACTTTGATACCTTATTTTAGGATCAATAAATAATCACAACTGAAATACTATAGGATATTATGCCTTTACCAAAGATTGCGACACCAACGTATGAATTGGAAATTCCATCAACAAAAAAGAAAGTAAAGTATCGTCCATTTCTTGTCAAAGAAGAAAAGGTTCTGCTTATTGCAATGGAAAGCAATGATGCAAAAGAAATTGCAAACTCAGTAAAAACTGTAATTAACAATTGCATTCTTACAAGAGGAGTCAAAGTAGATGATCTTTCTACTTTTGATATTGAATATTTGTTCCTTAATATTAGAGGGAAATCTGTTGGTGAAGAGGTTGATGTTTTAATTACTTGCCCGGATGATGAAGTAACTCAGGTTCCTGTAAGTATTAGTTTGGATGATATTAAAGTCGTTCAAGATCCAGAACATAGTAGAGATATTAAACTAGATGATAATTTGACTCTTAGGATGAAATATCCCTCTCTTAGCCAATTTGTGAAAAGCAATTTTGCTGGAGAAGATGAAATGTCAATCGATGATACTTTTAAAATGATTTCATCTTGTGTGGATCAAATTTATAGTGAAGAAGAATCTTGGGCAGCATCGGATTCGACTGAGAAAGAGATTAAAGACTTTTTAGAACAACTTACATCAAATCAATTTAAAGAAATTGAAAAGTTTTTTGAGACCATGCCAAGATTATCACATAAAATAAAGGTAAAAAATCCCAATACAGGAGTTGAAAGTGAAGTTGCACTGGAAGGGTTAACATCTTTTTTCGCCTAGGAATGGCTCATGAAAGTCTTGAGTCATACTACAAAACAAATTTTTCTTTGATTCAACATCATAAATATTCATTGACAGAGTTAGAAAATATGATTCCCTGGGAAAGAGAAATATACATAACTCTTTTACAGCAATATATTGAAGAAGAAAACCTAAAGCACCAACAAAATGGCTAGATTAAGCCGAGACGCATTATTCGGTAGTAGAAGAAATCCTGCAACGGGACAATATTACTCCCCTTCTGAATTGAAGCGTGCTTTTTTGGGTGGTGGTAATGCGAAAGGTCGTGGTGGTGCGCTGATGGTTATTCCACAGGCACCATTAATTCAAAGACAAGATGATAATTTACAACAAGAACTGTTTAAAATTAATAATACTTTAGGGAGTATCTATCAACTTCTTTTATTGCAGAATGCGCAAGAAAGAAATCAAATATTAGCAGAGCAAGAAAGACAGAGAAGACTTAGTGAATCTCAGATAAGATCTGGGCAAGAGGAAGTTCTTGAGAGAAAAATAAGAAGTACTCTTGTAACTCCTTTAAAAAAAATTGAAGAGAATGTTGGTGGCATATTTGGAAGAATAGGAAAAGCTTTGGGTATTCTTTTCCTTGGTTGGTTGACAAACCAAGGCATTGAAGCACTAAAAGCTTCCATAAATGGAGATAAAGATAAACTTGAAGAGATTAAAAATAATATACTTGATAAGGTTGGTCTTGTTGTTACAATATTTAGTGGAATAAAAAGAGGTATTGGTAGAATTATAGGTGGATTTGTTAAATTATCCGCTGGTTTAATAAAATCTGCTGCTAAGTTAGCACTAGCACCTTTTCGTTTGGGTGGTAAAGTATTTGGTGGCGCTTTTAGGGCACTTAAAGGTGGTTTTAGTTCATTATTTAAACCTAAAGTTGCAGCAGAAGTTGCAGAAACTGCTGCAAGAGGGGCAGGAACAAAAGTTGCTGGTAAAACATCCGTTCCTCTTGCATCTAGAATTTTTGGTGGAGCAGCAGTTGAAGGACTTGGATCTGCTGGTGCAAAAGTTGGTGCAAAAGGTGCTGGAAAACTTGGACTTAGAGGTGTGCTTGGTGCCTTCCCAATAATTGGAGCAATGTGGGATGGTTGGGATGCAATGCAACAATACAGAAAAGGTAATATAACAGGAGGCAATATGTTTCTTGGGGCAGGTTTATTAAATTTATTACCTTTTGGAATTACTCAAATTGCATCAGGTCTGTTAAGTATTGCTGGTGTGGTACAGTCCATTTTCTATGCAATTGGTGGAGAAGAATATATTAATGCTATTAAGAAACCAAATTATGCATCTAAAATGAGTGCCGCCAAATTTGATATGAAGTCATTTACTTCTATGCCCATGTTAATGGAACCCCCACCAGAAATGATCGTTATGAAAACTCAGGCAGCAAATCAAGGAGGGACAGTTGATACTAGTGAGTATGCTTTAACTGATATTCCACTTATTTCTACTAGTAATAAGGATAACATGTATGCTTGGAATTCTCCTCTTCTTTATAATGCAATTTTGGAGTAAGGAGGTAATATAAATGTCAATAACGAGAGAAATAAATCAGAATCTTGAAAATATAAGAAGTTTACTGTTAAGAAATACGAGAACAAAAAATCAAGTATTTCAAAGAACTTTTTTACTTAAAAGACGAAGAACAGAAGATCTTAAAAGAAAGTCTCAAGAAACTGCACTAGAGGCACCAAATCTAGTAAGAAATGCTGTTGGAAGATCTTTCATTACTCAATCTATGGCAAGAACCGGAAAGAGTTTTCTTGAAAGAATTATGGGTTTCTTAGGATACCTAACTGCCGGATGGATATTCAATAATCTTCCTACATGGATTGCACTCGGAAAAGAATTTATAGCAAGAATTCAAAAGGGTAGAGAAATAGTTTCAAATTTTATTGATTCTGTAAAAGGAACTTTTTCTGGTATAGGAAAGGTATTGAATGCGGCACTAACAAATTTGAAGGAACTTGATTTTCTAGATTCTAAAAAAAGACTGGAAAAAGAATGGAATAATATGTCTACCCAAATGAATAATATTGGAAAGTCTATTGATGAAGGATATAAGTTAATTACAACTCCTTTATTTGATGATGAGGGTAAAGGTGTTTATAGTGAAGAACAGATTCCTGAGTTAGGAACTCAAATCAAAGAAGAAGAACCAAAACAACAAACAACTCCTCCTGCACCTGCGCCTACAAGACCACAACCAACTCCTCCTGCTCAACCATCAACATCAACAGTACAAACTCCAAAATCTTCTAGTGCTAGTGGATGGGGTCCTATTTTAGATATTATTAGTAAAGCAGAATCGCGTCGTGATGGATATAATTCTATTGCTGATGGCGATTATCATCCTAGATTATCAAAGATGACTTTACAGGAAGCATATAAATCTCGTGGGGTCAGACATGGTGCTGATGGAGCTCTTGGTAGATATCAGTTTACTAATCCATTTTTTGAAAAAGCATCTTACGCTGGATTGGGACCAAATGATATCTTTAGTCCAGAAAATCAAGATAAAATGGCAATCGCTTTAGCAAGAGTACAAGTTGGAGTAACTCTTGATAGTATCAAAAAAGATCCTATTCGTGCTGGAAACTTATTGGCACAAATCTGGGCAGGATTGCCACTTCTTACTGGACCAAATAAAGGTTATAGTTATTATGAAGGGAAACATGGTAATAAATCAACAATAACTGTGCAAGAATATGAAGCGGCTCTTAGAAAAGTTGCTGGAACACCAAAACAAACTCCGGTTCAACCACAAACACCAAGAGTTCCTTTAGGGCGAAATAAGTTTGAAAGTGATATGATGGCATTCAGATCATTTAGAACTAGGTTTGGAGTACCTGCTGATTATCACAAGAATAAAACTTACGACCCATTGAATTATCAAATGAGAGAAGTTGGTGTATATGGAAGTGGTAATTATAAGATTCATCCATTATCAGATGATATGGCATATGAAATTGATGTTCACAAAGGTGCCGGTCATTGGGAAAATAGGGCAATGGATATTCCTGTTCCGTATCTCTCAAAAGAAGGTGATATGGTTGCAGAATGGTGGCAAAGAAAAGGTTATAAAACTATATGGAGAGATGGTAAGGGTCATGATGGTCATGTTCATGTCGAAGTTCCAGCACATAAAACCGCAGAATTTTTTACGCTGTCTAGACAAATGCCAAGTCTTTCTCAGGAAAGGCGGGGTTCAAAAGTCGTAGTAGTTGAGCAAACTGGAACAACAAATACATCATCAAGTAGTAAACAAACAAATATAATTAATGATCTTTCATCATATGTTAGTAATATAAGTAAATCTATGCTTACCAAATTAGGATTCTAATAATGTCAATACTCAAATCTATTATTGAAGAAGCTTTATTATATTCAAATGATTCATCTAGGAATATTGATATTCGAGCAGGAATAATTTCTCTCCAATATTATGAAGATATTTTTTCACCAACGATAACCGCAAAAATGAAGGTTATAAATGCAGGTGGTGCTATTATTTCTAAAGATGAAAAAAGTTCTGATAAACAGTCAATTTATACTGGACTACCTTTGAGAGGTGGGGAAAGATTGTCCTTGAAAATTGCTGGAAATAATCAAACAAATCCTGGTTTAGATTTTTCCTCGAATAAGGAAGATAATCTTTATGTTTCTAGCATAACTGATGTAATATCAAATACAGAAAAAGAAAGTTTTACTTTAAACTTTGTTTCTAAAGAAGCAATTGTTAATGAAGTTACAAGAGTAAAAAGAAGATATGGTGGTAACATCTTAGATTCTGTTGACTTAATTTTAAAAAATGTTTTAAAAACGAACAAATATGATAAGTCTAAGTTTGATAAAGTTTCCAATTCTTATGAATTTATCGGCAACACGCGAAAACCATTTTTAGTTTTAACATGGCTCGCATCAAAATGCGTACCAACAATTGCAAATGAAACTGCAGGTTTTCTTTTTTATCAAACAAGAGATGGATTTCAGTTTAAATCTATTGATAATATAGTTAAGAAAAAAGCAAAAGTAACATACATTTACTCTGAGGCAAATATTTCTTATGATGAGAATGATAAAAAAATCAATAATGACTTTAAAATATTAAATTATACTGTAGATAGAAATCAGAATCTAACTGAGAAATTGAGACTAGGAACATATGCAACAACAAGATATTTTTATAATCCTCTATATTCATCTTTTACTACGGAAGAATATAATTTTATAAAATATAAAGATCGTGTTAAAAATTTGGGTTCGGAATTAAGTTTGCCTATTATAGATGGTCTAGATAAACCAATAGGACAATCACCATCAAGAATTATGACCAGTGTTTTTGATGTTGGTGCAGTATCTGGACCAAAGATTTCTAAAGATATAAATGCCGATCAGAAAAAGTATGTTTCTCAATCTTTAATGAGATATAATACTTTGTTTACTCAGTCTTTATCTGCAGTAGTTCCATCAAATACTAATTTGAGAGCAGGTGATATTATTGAATGTTTATTTCCAAAAATATCTAATTCTAAGACAAAAGAATTTGATAAAGAAACAAGCGGACTATATATGATAAAAGAATTATGTCATTACTTTGATGTGGATGGTTCTTATACATATATGAAATTAGTTAGAGATACATTCGGAATCAATAAAGAGGAAAGAGACGATAATGATTGATCAGTCAGCACTTAAAACTAATTTTGTAGGAAGAGATGGTTTTTATTGGTGGATAGGAAGAGTTGCTCCAATAGAAGCACAAGGTGATCAAGTTAAAGGAAAGGGATGGGGAAATAGATATAAAGTTCGTATCATGGGATACCATGATGATGAAGTTGAATTGCCTGATGAAGATTTGCCTTGGGCACAAGTTCTTATTCCAGCAACTGCTGGTTCTGGATCTGCCAATGCCGCAACAAGTGTTCAAATAAAACCAAATGATCGTGTTGTTGGTTTCTTTCTAGATGGGGAGAATGGTCAGGTTCCCGCAATTGTAAATGTTTTTCCAAATCAAGAAGAATCTATAAATTCTGGTAGATCAGAACTCGATAAAGTTAATCCAAAATTAGATGGTGATGAATCAAATGAACCAAAACAAGGATCTCAACCGACTCCACCATCCATTTCAACAAATCAGGCAACACAGAGAGGAGTTAATACTGTAAGTGGCTCAATTGGGGATGAAGTTCCATTAGCAAATACTACAAAAAATACTAAGATTTCAAAAATAAAATCTATTGTAAAATGGCTTATTAAGCAATTAAAAAAAGTAAAAAATGAAATATCAAAAATTAAAAAATATATTCGAAGAGCAGTTGATAAAATTGCCACTTTGATGAATGAATATGCTGGTTCATTCATGAAAGAAATTTTAAATAAAATTGTTCCAGTATTAAAGAGCGGATTGCAAAATTTATATAAATTGGTTTATGGTAAAATCATGGCAGCAACAGGTAATCCAGTTACTGCACATGCAGCTGGAGTTGTTGCGCAAGAAGCAATGATTGTTCCTGTAAAATTATTGGAAGAGCAACTTAGTTGTGTTCTTGGATCATTGATAGGTAAATTATTATCGCCAATTGAAGATTTACTTTATTCGACTCTTGCTAATGTTGAAAAATTTGTCACTTGTGCCGCAGATCAATTTGTTGGGGTCTTACTTGATAAAATGATTAGTCTTCTTGAAAACTTAATGAGTGGACCTTTGGCACTAGTGGAAAAAATTCTTGGTGGAGATTTTAATATTGGGGATATTGCAAAAAGTGTTATTAATGGTCTTGCTGGTGCGGCAGCTGCTGCTTTTGATTGCAATCAAGGAACTAAAAACTTTAAAGGACTTGCTAATGAATGGATTATTGGAGTCGGACAAAAAGCAATGGCACAGGACCCTTATCAATCAATTCAACAACTTACAAATATTGTAAGTTCTGGTGTCGATCTAAATTCAATTTCAGAATGCTTTGCTGGAAATCCCCCACCAAAACCACCAAAGATTGAAATATTTGGTGGAAATGGTTCTGGTGCCACTGCATCTCCAATATTTGGAAATATTGTTCCTGTTGAGGGAGAATCGACATGCGTTGCTCTTGGTAGTATTATAGGAGCTCAAATAACGAGTGGTGGATCTGGATATACTTTCCCACCATTTATTGAAATCGTTGATGATTCTGATCAAGGATATGGTGCTATTGCCAGAACCATAGTTAATGATAATGGAGAAGTTACTGGTGTTTATATGTTATCGGAGGGAGAAAACTATTGTGTAGGAGATATTAAAGATTACTCAATTATTGATGTCATTGTCGAAGAAGGTGGAGATGGTTATCAAGATGGAGATATTGTTACAGATAATCTTGGAAACAAATATTCCACTATAATTAATAACGGACAGATAGATCAAGTTCAACCTCTAAATAATGTAGTAGATACACTTCCATTCTTGACAGTAGAAAGCGATACGGGAAATGGGGCTATTTTGAGACCATTACTTGGAACTGCTAGAATTGAGGGTGAAATTCAAACATCAATAGATTGTCCAAAGTAGAATGGCAGAAAGACCTCAAAACTTTTTTAAACGTCAACTCATAAGTTTTAATTCTAATTTTAGAATTGATACTGCTAACCCACAAATGGGAATAAGCGGTAGCGATGTCTATAAAATTTATGGTGTGACAGATGATGGTAGTAATCAATCCCATATTTCATTGAGTAGTAGTGGGGTGATGTCAATTCATAATGATAAAAAATTTGAAATTGTTGCAGGAGAAAAGAGTGGTGAAAAAGAAGATGTTATTCTTATAACTACTAGAAATGGAAATCTTTGTATCAGTGCCGAAGATGGTGTACTTAGAATAAGAGCAGAAAATATTATGATTGAAGCAGATGAAGATATTCAGATGAAGGCAGGAAGAAATATTGATTTAAATGCTGGTTCTGGAAGAATAATGTTAAACGCAAATAAAATTGACTACGATGCTAAACTGGGCAATTTTGTAAGAGATATGGGGGAAGGATTTACTGATAAAGTATTTGATGGAAGTGAAGTTGGATCTGATGTTGTAAAAGCAGCTTTTGATAATGTTGTTGGGGCTGTATTAAACAAAGTTTTAGACTAAAATGGCTATCAATGTTTTTGGTCAAGAAGTATCATTTAATAAAGGTGCTACATTTTATAGCGGATTTAAGTTATATGGAATAATAGATGCCAATGAAGCAAACTTCACTGGAAATGTTAATTTAGATGAATTGAATTCTAATTCAATACTAGTAAAAAAAGTATTGAATATTGGAAGTAATGGATCACTTTTAAAGGTAGAAGTAAGTAAAAACTCAGTATTGGTTGGTGGTAATATTGGTGTTGGAAATACTGCATTACCAGAACAAAGAATTGATATTGATGGAAGCATTAAGATTGATGAGAATATCTATGATAGTGTAAATTCTCCAGGCGAAAATAATTATTTCTTATCGAGAGATGGAAATGGAATTCGTTGGGTTTCCCCTTCTCCAAGAGATACTGGTATTCAATTGCAGGATGAAGGATCTACAGTACCAATAGCGGGTATTGCCCAAACATTCTCTACAATTAATTTTATTCAATCTAATAGTTTAGGTTTAGGAACTGATACATTAATTCCTACTGCTGCTCAGTCCACTCAAAGTGGATTAGCAACTATTTTCACAAAAGATTTGTGGGGATTTAATGGTTCTGGTGATAGTGCATCAATCTACAGAATGACGAATGTTGGTATTCAGAATAATAATCCGACTTCAACATTAGATATTACTGGAACACTTCATGTTACTGGAGCAGTTGACTTTGATACAACTTTAAATGTCACCGGACTTACTACAGTTAATGAATTTAAAGCAACTGGCATTGCAACATTTGAGAATCAAGTAAAAGTTACCAAAGATACTCAATCAACAGATAAGGATACTGGAGCAGTTGTTATTGAGGGTGGTGTTGGTATTGAGAAGAATCTAAACATCGGTCAAATATTAACTGTCACTGGAAACAGCAACTTTGATGCAGCAGTTGATGTAGATGGTGCAACAACTCTTAATAGCACACTAGACGTAGATGGTGGAACAACTCTTAACAGCACTTTGGATGTAGACGGTGCAACAACTCTCAACAGCACTTTGGATGTAGATGGAACATCTATTTTAAGAAATACTTTAGAACTAGAATCCTCACTCATAGATATCAATCAACAAACAGGGGTTGCTGGTAAAGATTATCGACTATCTTCTGTTGGAACAGGAGTTTCTTGGAGACCTTCTGGAGTAGAAACATTAAAAACTATCTGGGTATCTGAAAGTGGCAATGATTCTAATAGTGGATTGCTTGAGGGTGATGCAAAGAGAACTGTTGGTGCTGCTGCCGCAGTCGCACAAGAGGGAGATACCATTGTTGTCAGACCTGGCGTTTATGATGAAAATAATCCAATAGGTCTTCGTACAGATGTTTCTATTACTGGACAAGATTTAAGACTGGTAACTATCAGACCTCAAAACTTAGAAAGAGATATTTTCCATGTAAGAAGAGGATGTTTAATCGAGAATTTGAACTTCTCTTGTAATGGTGGAGTTAGTGTTGCGAATACTGGTGGAGCAGCAGTAGCATTTCCTCCTACGCAGACGGATATTGACGCTGGAACAGCGTATCAAGCAGTGAGTGGATTCACAGATATTGGTCCGGCTACAGAGGGTTCTACAGGGCGTTGGAGAAGTCCATACATTCGTAATTGTACCAACTTTATGACCAAGAGTATTGGTATGAAAATTGATGGAAATCATGCCTCTGTAGATGATCCTATCAATAATGCCGGTAATGATCTCAAATCAATGGTTTGTGATTCGTTTACTCAGTACAATGAAGCAGGAATTGGAGTTTCCATTACAAATGAAGGTTATGCCCAGTTAGTTTCTATTTTCACAATTAACTGTGATATTGGAATTTATGCCGATACTGGTGGACAATGTGATTTAACAAACTCCAACTCTTCATTTGGTAATTATGGTCTATATGCCGTAGGATTGGGAAGAACACAATATACTGGAACAGTTAAAGCAGACACGCTTCCAGAGTTGGATACCATAGTTGCCACAGGTGTTACTGATTCTTCAAATACTCCAAGAAGACCTTTTGATGGACAGGCAGCATGGATTAAAATTGATTTAAGCAAATATCCAGATGCTACCGGATCTGGAAGAATAACATCCCCACTTCAACAGGTAGATTCAATTACTGTTACAAATGGTGGTTCTGGATATAGTCAAGATAGTCCTCCAATAGTTGTAATACAAGATAGTTCTGATAATGAAATTGTTCCAAAAGGTCCACAAGGAATTCCTGCAGAAGCAAGTGCAACAGTAGGTACAGATGGAACAATTACTGCTATTGATGTTGTTAATTCTGGAAGAAACTATCTATCAACTCAAAATATTGTTGCAGTTGTTGAGGATCCAGTATCTGGAACGACAGCAACTGCGACAGTAACAATGTCTCCAATTTACTTCACTGTTTCTGAGGCAACAGAAGTAACAACATCTGGAATAACTGGAATAACAACAGTTACATTTAATGAATTTATTCCATATGAATTATTTGCCAATGATCCAATTGAATTTAGAAAAATTAGTAGAATTTTAACATCTTCTCATTCGTTTGAGTATATTGGTACTGGAACAAGCATAAATAGCTCACTACCATTCCAAGGTGCCGTTCCAATCAAGGCAAATGAGGTAGTTGCACTAGATGGAGCACAAATTCCATTTACTAGCACAGACCAAAAAGGAAACTTTGATATTGGTGATGGTATTCAGGTTGATCAGACAACATCAACTATTCGAGGAAGAGATTTTAGTAGAGCAATTCAGGCAGAAGTTACACCACTCATACTTGCGTTGAGATAATATGGCAGTTGCACCCTTAAATAAATTCATTACAGTTGCTGTTCCGGTTGCTCCCGGAATTACTACAGTATATACTACGCCAACAGGTGTTTCGGCAATCGTACTATTTGCCACAGTTGCAAATGTTGGTGTTAATACATATCCAAGTTTTACTTTTACTCATCGAAGAAAAAGTACCGCTACACAAACTTTTGGAAATACGAGAGATATAAGAGTTATTAAAGAAGTAGAAATTGTACCAAATAATTCACTGGTAATTATTGATGGAAGATTGGTCTTAGAAAGAACTGCGCTGATATCAGATTCGATTGTTGTTTCTGGTGTTCAGGCAGGAATTGTTTCAATCACTGATGCAGTATATGATCATGTATCTGGAGTTACAACTGTAACAACATTGACAAATCATGAATTTAATGTGGATGATGAAGTCACAATGAGTAATTTAAACTTTACTGTAGGATCTGGGTCAGTTAACTTTCCAGACCCACAAAGAAGTTTTATTGTAACCGCAACCCCAGATCCCAAACAGTTCGTAACTAATGCAGGCATTG